TTTCATCTAACTCACCTAGAGCTATTGCATAAACCACATAAAGATCCTTAGATCTATTAGCAGAAGTGTCCATGTAAACAATAGTGCTACCAACTCGCCTAGTTCCGTAAACTATAGGAATACCACCGCCAGCTGCAATTTTAGTCCCCATAATATCTTGGCCCTTTGCCAACATATCTTTTGCAGTACGCCAGTTTTTAACACCCATAGCAATGGTAGCTATAAATAATATTTTTTTAATTACTGCTAGTTTTTTGGCTACAAATGCAACTGTTTGAAAAAATGTCATTGAAATCATTTAAGAACCCCACCTAACATTACTTTTAGCCTGAGTAGCAAATTCAAGGCCTTTATCACCTGTACTGAATGCCTGCTGGCTTTCATCTGTAAAATGACGACCTTTGGCTAAGTTCCAATTTGCCCAGTGACTAGCGACACTTAAACTAATAACTGAATTATTTATAGACTCATCTATAGATACGCTTTGTATTTGACCAGTAAAATAAGATATTGCGCCAACTATAGCTCCAGCTGCATCAAAATAAGCTAAATTTACTTCAACAACTTTATCTGTAAAAGATCCATCTTGTACTAAAGACCTAACCTGATCTGTAACATTAGAAAAACCTATTAACAATTCATCTACCTGGAGTTGACCTGTTTCTGTTGTGTTATCTACGCTTAAAAAAGATCCGCCAGCTTCGTAGGCTTCTGAGTTATAAGTAACATTCACATGATGATCTGTTAATCGAATTACACTAGATAAATTAAGCTCAATTAAAAAGGCTGTTGTTGTGGCTTCTGCTGATACTTGATTTTGTAGTGCAGTAGATAATGATCGTGGCATTAGGTAATACGTTCCCTGACATCAAATGAAATATTAAACATACCGCTTGAATCAGTTGTATACATAATTTCATCATTAGCTAAATAAACTGTATATTGCGGCTTATTAGTAACAACAACTTCATTGTCTGCAAGAGTTGATATTAATGGCGGTGATATTAAAATTGTGGCAGAAGTGCCAGTAGCATCCATATCAGATTGAATCATGTAGACCTTATCATGGTCATTAAACTTTATAACATCTCCAGCCTTGAAAGCACCTGCCTGGTTGTTTGTAAGGCCGTCTACTTCAATACTTGTATCTCCTACTGCCTGAGTTCCTACTACTTTTATATCTGTTTCTAAGCGACTTCCACCAAGATTATCTAATGGTGCTGTAATCGTAAAATGTGTAAAACGTCCCTTCTGTTTTTGTAAAAAAGCAAAATAAGCCTGAGCATTTTCTTGTGTCATTGGTGGCATTTGTACAGTAAAGGAAAAATACTGACCACCTATTTGTCTAACAGACCTTGATCCTGATAATGTTTGATTTAAAAGGGTTGGTCTATTGTCTTGGAAGCTGGTCGCACCAAAATTAACTGTTGTTGGATAAAGTGCCATTATAAGATTCCCATTTTGCCTTGCTTGTTCATGCTGTTATTTATTATTTGAGTTATAAGGCCTTTTCTTGACTGTAATAGGTCATCAAAACCAGCAGCATCAACTGTAGAAATATTAAAATTAACTGTTGTAGATCCACCACCTAAAGACTGACCTTTTGTATGATCTACCACTGTTTCATTTGGATGTACCATCATTGGAAATCCACCACGCCCATCCATACCACCTGATCTATTGCCAGATCCAGTAAAAGCTCCACCCTCACCAGAACCAAACATGCTTCCAAAATCTGCAAAAAATGACTCAAAAGATCCTGTAATTGGTTTTAAGATCATTTGCTGTATAGCAATTCTTAGCATTTGTTCAATAACATAATCAGCAAAACCTTTAAATGACAATTTGCCAGTTTTTATTGTTTCAACAATAGAATCTTCAAACTTTCTCATAGCTCCAACAGTTGTTGTTTCAATAGTTTTTGCTAAACCATCTTTGCCTAAACTTGCAATAAATACCTGAAGAGGACTACCAATATTAACTAATTTAGTTGTCAATTCATCTGTAGCAACCACTACGGCATCCGTGCCATCAGCAGCATCATCAAGAGTCATTTTATAACTCCTCATTTTACCTGCTGTTAATGTCGCAGCATCCCCATATTTGGTTGTCTTTTGTTCTCCAAAAACAATAGCAATATTATTTTCATATATAGCATCAGTTACAGTTTTAAGTTCGTCATCATAATCACCAAATAAGTTTTTAGTTTTTAATATTGTTACTCTTAAAGCCAAATAGCCGTTAGAAAGTTTTGCTAATGCAACTTTTGATCTACTTGCCATATTAATAGTGCTATCAGCAAATAGCCCCATAGTTTCAACAGCACTGGCTAATGCTTCTATAATTCCATTTGCTATATCCATCCCCAACTGATCCATGCCGCCAGCCTCATCAATAGCCTCTGTTATAAAACCAGCTATTGCTGTTTGCATTTTTTCAAATACTGGTAAAAAAGATGTTGTAATATTATTAACAAAAGATCCAAGTTGCATTTTTATAACGCCAATAGCATCATTAAATTCCTCAGTTCTTCTTATGACTTTATCTGATAAAACCACGCCTAAGTCTTTTGCTCTTTCAATAAATTTATCTAGTCCTTTTTCTGATAAATCTTTTATAGCACCAGTTAAAATAACACCCTGTCTGCCAAATAAACCAGCTAATGCACTAGCTCTTTCGCTTTGAGATCCCATTGAGCTAATGCCTTTGGCAGTATCAGCTAAAATATCATCAAAAGAACGCATATCACCAGACGTGTCGCGCAAATTAATACCAAGATCCTTAAATATATCTGCTTGAGTTTTTAGCCCCTTATCAGCATCACCTATTGTCCTGGCAAATTTAATTAATGCTGTATTAGCTCCCTCAATAGTAGTTCCTGACTCTCTTGCAGCTAAGTGGAATGCCTGAAGTGTATCTGTAGCTATACCTGTTTGAGTTGATGTTTTTCCTATAGCATCAACAGTCTGAAAGGATTTATCAACAAGAACAGCAAGAGCAGTAGCCGTTCCAACGGCTGCCAAACCAACAGCAGCAACGCCTTTGGTTGCACTGCCAGCAACGCCAGCCATTTTTCCAAGTCCACTGGTTACAACATCAAAAGATTTTTTAGTATTATTAACAGCACTTAATATAAAATCAATTTTCTTTTTAGCCATTATTCTTTTCCTCAATTATTTCTAAATAAGCTATCCACGTTTGGAATTCTTGGACGCTAATTTCTTGGATCTCCTTATGAGTTTTACCAAGTTTTTCTGCTAGTGCATATTGCATAAACAAACTAGCGTCCTTTGTTAGTTTTTTTTTGTTTCCTCAATAGGCTCTTCACCCATAATTTGTTGAGCAACGGCAACTAACACCTCACGATCTACATTATTTAGTAAGTCTTGTTTATCGCTTAGACTAAACATTTTTTCCATGTCCTCGTCTAAGGCCTTGTAAATTAATACATAAGCCATCATCTCTAAATTATCCTGCTTACTCATTTTGTAGAGTTTGCTAGTTTCAGCTAGAGTTAACGGCTTCGCATATATCGTTAATGGTTTCCCATGCTCATCCGCCCATTCAGGCACTTCAATAATTTTTATCTCCTGCTCCGCAAAGTGTCCCTTTGCTCTCTCTATAGCATTCATTATGGAGCTGAAGTTACTAGAGCTGATTTACCCTGTACAGAGAATGAAATTTCTACTAATCCATCATGGCTGGCTTGTGTTGATATGCTAGTAACTAATGCAGTTCCTGTATATCTGGTTGCACCACTTGCCTCGCCTTCAGGAAAGAAGATTAAACTAACCTCTGCGCCAGCTGTCATTGCTGTTTGAGCTGCGCTATCTTCATCCCAGTAAGCATCAATGCTAGCCGTGAAATCCGTTAATCCTGTTTCATAAGTTTTGAAAGTTGAACCCATTGCTGAACTTTCGATTGTGTCGCTGTTATGCTCAAAAGAGTAGGATTTCATTTCCCCAACGGCATTTGAACCCCCTACCTTTATTATTCCAGCATTTCCTTTTTGAACTGCCATTTTTTATTCCTCGCTTTTTTTATTTTCTTGTTTTGAAGAAGGTTTAGATTTAGCTGCTTCTTCTTTCCAGCCATTGTTCAACATACTCTCAACACACGCTGGATGAGCTATTACTGAAGTTCCGTTTTTATGTAAGACCATAATTATGTTCCTGTTGTTGAATCAGGCGTGGTAGCCAAATTCATATAGTTTGTTAAAAGATCCAAAGTTGCAAAAGCAACTGGAGCTTCACCTTCTGCATTAAATTCAATACTAGTTGTTTCCAAATAGCAGTCCTGAACCAATCCGTTTAATGTTGGATCTGCATATATCGCCATCTCGATTTCTTTGCAGATAGTATCGAGAGTAGTATCAAAATTTGCAGTAGCTTTTACATAGATTTCTACTGCTACTGTTAAATTTCTATCTATAATTCTTGTGGTGTTAGTTCCCATGTCTAAGGGCATGGATGTTTCTTCTTTTGTATAAATAACAAGAGCTGGTGTGCCGTTGCTTGCTATTGGATATACTCTGGAATCAGTAACCCTATTTCCAGTGGTTGTAAGGCCAGTCAATGTTGTTTTAATCTGATCTCTTATTTGTGTGCGCAAGTGGTTAGCCATTTATGCTTTCTCCAACTCTAAAGAAGTAAATCCAGTTCTATCTGATTGAATGCTTACAACTGTATAATTTTGAGCAGGACTTAATATATTTCCATCAACATCCTTTACCGCTGCTACATTTAATTGATTGCCAAATGCAATACTTGGTAGATCTATAGATCTACAATAGGCAATGGGTTGAGTTCCTTCTATTCCAACACCTGCATCATTTTCTAAAAATTCATTATTTAAAATAATATTAATTACAGCACTAGCATTATTGCTATTTACATAAGTGGCCTGTATTCCATGACCAAATTCTGTATCTAAATAAGAGTCCATATCTTCTTCGGTTTCTAGCTCGTATAAACTCATGCAAATTCAGCCAAAACAAGATTAACCATTCCTAGATTGTCATTCTCAGCTGAGACAACCTTAAATACAGTCTCTGGAGTTAATTGGCTCCCTTTATTTGTCGTAACCGCATGTACTGTTAATTTATCATCAATACTTATATATGGTGCATCTAAAATGCTTATCATTGCTCTTGGCTGGTAGCCATCTACGCCAACGCTATTACCTTGTATATTAAAATATTCTTGGTCAATTATTATGTTAATTATTGACGTGTTACCGCTTAAATTATTCTGGATCTCTAAAAATGTAGCAGACACGCCACCTATACCTGGATTGGTATAAGATCTGAAATCTGCTGCACTTTCAAGAGCCATAATTACTTATCAGCTCTAGTTTTCATTGGTTTAGTTTCTGAACTTTTAAGGCCTTCAGATCTATCTGATTTCTTAGATCCTTTGCCATTATATTCTTCAACTTTGCCATAGTAGACAAGCTCATTACCAACAGACTCAACAATTTCTACTATATCGCCAACGTAGACTGTTTCTGAATCTAGAACTGTATCTTTTATTACTATATATTTTTTCATATTAGTGATGGTGGCATTGCTGCCACCATTCCCATTATTGGTTGTCATCACCATTAATTAAGCACCTTTACAGAATGATACTGGGTGTCTTACGGCCATATCTACTGAATTTAATGCCACGATTCTGACACTACCAGTTGAAGATAAGCTATATGGATCTACAACAATATCAAGCGTTCCAAAGAAGCCAACTAGGAAGTCTGAGAAGTTACCAAATAAATATTTATTAGCATCAATTTGTGTTGAAACTATTGCGTTATATCCATTTATTTGACCACCTTCTGCGACAAAGCTAGATGTTCCTGCTACTTTTGGAGTTCCTTTCATATTTCCCATATTTGTAGGATTTACTATGTAACTTAAATCACCAAGCAGAGCATTGTCGGCAGCAACTAAAGATTCCATTCCAAGCATTTCTAAATAAGTTGGAGAAGCTGCTGCTGCAAAAGCTGCGGCAGAGTTAATTCCAGTTGTATTTAAAATACCTTTTGGGTTTCCATTATTACCAGAGCCAGAGATTCCAACATTGTCGATATGCAACGCTATAGCCTTAGTTAGATCGTCTCTAATTAGATTTTCAACATCTAATGAAGATTGGATCATTAGCTGACGTGTAGTATCAACAAATGCACCTAAAGTTTTAGGAGTAAGACTAACGTTTCCAATAGTAGGAGTCTGGTTAGCAACCGCACCACCTTCAGTAGCTACAAAAGCAGCGGCTGAAGCAGTTAATTTCTTCGGTATTTTCACATCACCTGTTAATCCACGAAGCATGGTCGCGCCTGCTGACATGATGCTTGAATTAGCTCTTAGAACATCTATAAAGTCTTGAGGTCTGAAATCTTCACCTGAAAGATCACCTTCATTACCCATTGTCATTCCTCTATTTCCCCATTGAGACATAATCTCAGCAGGAAGCATTACGCCTTGTGCTGTTCTACCTTGCACATCCGCAGCAGCAGCTGAACATTCAAATTCAAATGCAGCATCCTCTTGCGCACGTCTATCAGTTGGATTAGCCATAGCATTTACTGCTTTTAGAATTGAGAACCTTTTAGTTTCTTTTTCTGTTAAGCCAATATTTGCAGGAGTTTCTAGAGGTTGTGAATTACCAATTTCATTTAGTAATTGTCCTCTAAATTCTTCAACACTTGATCCATTTCCTATTGCTTGATTACCAAGATCTCTTTTGTTGTGTTTAGCAGCTAGATCTAAAATCTCTTTTGAGTTTTTAGCCATTTCTTTTCTAGCATCATCCGCACTTTGGGATCTTACTTCATCAAGGTTAATTTCTTTTTTTTCTTCCATTTTAATTTTTACCTTTTTGTTTGTTTTTGATTTTGACCTTCCAATACCTACCGATAAATCTGCCCCTATTGCAACTAAGCTGGCTTCCATTGGCATCCATGATGCTCTGTAATGATCTCCGATAATGTCGTTGTTTGATCGTTCTAGTGTGTTAATTTTGTAACCAACGGAGATATTTTTCTTTATACCGCTTTTTACGTCTAACCATGCTTGAGTGGCTAAATCAGATTGCCCAAATCTGACTACTGCTGTTGTCCTCTTAGCAGTCTCATCAAGTTTAAATTCTTCAACAATCCCAATCTGCTCATCCATTCTATGATTCGCAAGTAGTGGAGCATTGCCTGAGGCTATAAATGACATATCTATATCTTCAGCTTTATGGCTTAAAACTTCTAAGCCAAAATCGCGCAGCACTTCACTTTCACTTGAGACTGAAATACGGACGCGTCTATTATCTTCATCAATATATTTAGCTCTTGATAGGTCTATTGTTCTGTAAGCAATTTCATTGCTAAATAATCTATCATTTCCATCTACATTAATTTCTTCTTCTACAACCACATCCTCTACTGTTTCAACAGCTAATATTTCTTCAGCTGCTACTTCGTCAAGGATATGTTCATTGTTTTCAATTTCCATATTTTTAACCTCGCTAGTTAATGGATGTTTTTCATTTGGTATTTCTACCTCTTGAACTTCTTTATTCTTCATTTTCAGCTTCTCCTTCTACTTCAGCTGGAACTGGTGCTTTATTACCAAAAGGCTGGAAAGCAGTGCTAATGCCATATAATTTGGCTAATTCTTGTTCTTTTGCATGTTGTTCAAATGTTTCCTCAACATCTTTTCCATAGCTACTAACAATATCTGAGTAAGAAATAATGCCATTTTGCAGACCTACTACATTGGCTTGCATTTCTTTTAGTGGATCTATCCAGGCAAATGATCTTGGAATGTAATTAACGCTATCAGCAAACTTATCAAATTTACCCATTGGAAGATTTATAGCTTTAGTTGTTATAGACATTTCTAACCATCTTTTAAAAACTACATCTACAAAATGTTGAACTATAAACTCTTGCCAAAGCTGGTAGTTAGATCTATCTTCTAATGCACCCTGACGGATTGAAGAGTAGTTGACACTGGTTAAATCGTTGCTCAAAGCGTGGTATGAGATGTTTAGGCCTGAAGCTATAGATCTTAATACTGTAGTTGTGAAACCTTCAAATGCACTAGTTGGATGAGTAGGATCATAAGGGGTAAAGGTCATGCCGTCTGGCAGTTGTTGAAATGTTCCAGGCTCTACATTCATAACAGGATTAAAAGTATCTTCATGGTCATCTCCAACATAAGAACTACCATCAGCTGAACTAAAGAAACCTGACTTACTTGCTCCTAGTCTTGCAGCTACTATTTCTGCTTCTAAATATCCTGAAAGCTGTTTAATATTAGACATTGCAGTGGCAATATGGCTCACACCTCTAGTTTGTTCTGCTCTATTAGGCATGTAGCAGTGTGTAATTTCTTCTGCTGGCACTCTGATATGCTTGTTACTTATGTCGTATGAGTCACCATAAGGATTTTCTTTATACAAATGGTATGCAATAGGCTTTCTGTATTGATCTACTTCTACACCCATGCAGACTTTATTGCCATTTTTAAGCGTGTAATTTAAAGTCTCATCTAATAAATCACTTTCAATAAACTGTATCTGATAACCATAAGGACTATTATTGGTCTTAATATGTCTAATAAGAACCTCGCCATCTCTTGCAAGAGACTCAACAAAAAGTTTTTGACAATCTAAAAACGACATTCTGCCATTGGCGGTGCAAGTTCCTACTTTAGTCCATTTTTTCCAGGCATCTTCTATTTGTTTATTAGCTGATAGGTCAAGAGATCCATTGTCATCTCTGGCCTTAGCTGAAATTCTTACGCCATGTTTTCCAATAACATTGCTTACCATTAACTTTAAATATCTAGAAACATAAGAGTCATTATTTGATAAGTTTCTGGCTCTATCTCTTAGGGTTCTTAGGCTGTCTTTAATTTCAGCATCTGCTGATTTAGAACTGGTTATAAAATCAGCAAACAGCCTACCTGTACTAGCACCTGTATAATTTCTTTTAAATGTAAAAGATCTTTTTTCGGGCTTAGTTTTAAATATGTTGTTATACCAAGCCATTATGTTAGGTCTGTAGGGTTATAGGTGTTTGTAGATCCAAACCTTACTTTTATATTATTACCGCTTCCTTGTTTGTTCTTTACTCTTGCCATTTTTACTTCTTGTAAATATTCAGTTTTATATTTATCTCTAAATGTATTTAATTCATCTATAGACATTCTGCTTAATGATCTGCCAGCAATACTCATTGATGATTGATCCATAGTTGCTCTATTAAGTGCCACTGCTTCAATAGCATCTAACATCTGTTTTGCAAAAGATCTAACAGTTTCGTTCTCAATAGTTACATAGCCTGTTTCTAAATGTGCTTCAGCTCCGCCAGCTGTTTTAGTAATCTTAACTACATATTTATAATCGCCTGGAGTTACTGAGTTGGTGCTTGTGTGTAAAAATATGTATTCATTATTAGCTTCTGTAGCTGTTATTGATATTGCGGTTGCTGTAGATCCGCTAATTAAATTCAATTTATATACTAATGAATAATCAGCAGTAGGATAATCATTTGACAGGTCTGTTCTTTTCCACGCCCAATAGCCATTAACCTGTAAGGTGGTTGGTATTTCTAATGGATAATTTTCAGTATCAAAGATATTGCTCAAACAAAAACCCCAAAATGTAATTAGATTAATCTAACTAAAACACTATGGGTGCAGATTATAGGTGTCAAGCCTATGTTTAATGATTATAAATCTTTCCAAGAATTAACAAAATTTCTTCCAGGTCTTATATTTGCATTATTTCTTTGTGATTGATTATTTTTAACTGGATCTGCTGATTGATTTAGAATTTTAGTCTCAATAGAATCCCAGTTTGGATTTAGTATATAGATAGCTGCAAATGAATAAACCAAACAATCAAGAGTTTCATTTCTTGGACGTATCTGTTTCCAGACCATTTGTTTCTTTCCTCTTGTAAAGGTGGTTATTCTTTTCTCAGCTGTAAGCTGCTTAAAGTATTCTTCATCAAGATCTGCTGCAAAATGTAATGTGGCTTTATCTGGTTCAACTGCTAATCTTCCATATATTAATTCTTTGGCCTGGTCTGTACCCACTCCATAAAGTACAGCCCTATTCTTACCTACAAATGTTGGCTTATTTGCTATAGGCTTACCAGCAACTGATAAACCCTTAATAGCAAAAACCCTTCTTGCTTGTCTTGGTTTAGTAAATTGGTAAACCTGATTAGTGTGGTGTCCGCCTGAGTCAATACATGTGCAAGATATTGGCATGATCCTACCTGATTCAGTTTGAAATCTTTTCTTTAAGAAATCATCAAGATCATTCCATACCTGAGCAGCGTTTGGATCTCCCCAGAATATGCGGTGGTCAATAACATAACATTCATAATCTCTAGCAAAACCAACTAATGAGATCTCTAATCTATCTTTTTGGGTATCAACTCCTGCAACCAGAACCATAACATCTTCAGGTATTGTATTAATATCATAATTAAGCCTTCTATCTAGGAGATCTTCATAATTAATACTTTGACCTTTTTCTTCCCAACTCTCACCCAAGCTAGTATTTATAAATGTCTTTAAAGTTTCAGGGTTTTTCTTAGCTTCCAGAAAGTTAATAGCCATATCAGACCAGGCACTCCAAACTGAATAGAGTTCTGAAATATGAAAGCCAGCTGTTTTAACTTTGGGAGCTGTAGCTATCCACTCGCCATTGGTAATCATCCACTGTTTCTTTGATTCTTCTATTACAGATCCGCAATCTTCACAAGCATAGGCAGCAGTCTCAGGTTTATTTTCTTCCCATACTACGTTTTTCCATTTTAATATCTGTTTAAAATTACACTCAGGACAAGGCACATTAAAGTATCTTTGATCTGATTCTTCAAATGCAGCCTCAATAGCGGATAAACCTTTTATTGTTGGGGTGCTACACATAAAGATCTTGCGATTAAAGAAAGTTTTAGTTCTAGC